CCTTCTCCGCACTCGTCTAGGAGGGCTACCTTCTGGCCATCGTACCCATCGAACCACGGGCTCCGTAGATCAAACACGTTGTAGGCGTCGGGGAAGTTATCCATCACGTATCTCGTCTTGCCCACTCCTGTATCACCAACTAACAGGGCCACTTTGCGGTTGATCGCCGGAGGGTCTTGCTTTGCCAACCGCAGCGCGTCGATTCCCTTGTGGTATTTGATGTACTGGACGGGGCACCTGTCCGCTATCGCTCTTTTGGATGCTCCACTTTGGACCAGCTCCACCACTTCTGCGAGATCACTTCGTTTCCCTTGTCCTCCGTCATAAACACCGTACTCGTAAGGCCCTGCCACCCGCGTATCAGCCTTCTTGCAGTACTCGATGCTCTTGAGGGGATGGCGCGCGATCTCCATGTGGATCCTTCCCAATTCTAACAGGGCCTGTGCTGCTAACATTCTCAGTTGGTCCTTGAACTGCACGTACCCCTGCCAGTGTTGGCGCCTCGTTTCGGGACATCGTTCTCGTTGGTAGACTAGGTACTTCATAGTTCGCTCATCCCATTTCGGGGGTTCCGGATCCCCTTCGTCGCTTCGGTCGATGAACGCAGTGAAACACCAATTTCGGGCTCGCGGCTGCTTCACTTGGCGTCGCACTGGTTGCGGAACGACTTCGTCTGGGTCAAACCCTATCACTTCATCGTCGCTGAGGCTTTGAACGGTGTTCGAATCGTCAGACATTCACCTTATCCACTTTTTTGGGAATATGGGTCTATTGCTCTGATGGTCCCCGGTCCGGAAGATGGAAACCAAGCTATATTTGCTCTCGGTGCTATTCTAGGCTCTTCCGCTGGAAAGCTGTATCCTCCTGCTGCCCAAATGTCCCAAATTCCGACTTCCCACTTTTAGTGATAATTTGTGCGGCCTTCTTCGATGACACGGAAATGCCGCCCTGCTTTGTCACCGATGGATGACCTCGGAGATCCCAACTATTGAGATTAGTTTTGTCCGCGAATGCGCCCAGTACTCCACCGCATGATAGATGACACAGGTGGAGGGAGGTTAGGTTTAGGTTTATCTACCTACCAGTACTCCGCTCACCGATTTCCGAAGTGGCCGCATAGTATTACCGGCCACTTCGATCCACTTGTGGATTGGTTCCATTTTTGGCTCTCTGGAGTCCTTATGGACCCTTTCGCGTCTACTGAGTCTTTCGCCTTGGATCGACTTTCTTTGATCCGCCGCCAGGCTGAAATCGACCGTGCTGCTTTGCGACATTCTGGTGCTCGTATGCCTTCTATTGGTTATGGTCGCGATTCTTATGGACGCTCTTCTGTGTATCTTCGTTCGTTGCGTCGGTTCCCGCGTCGTCGAACCTTCCTTAACGCTGCCAATCGGTTCGTTGCCGACACCTCTTTGAACCGGCGTCTTCACTACCGTATGAGTCGTCGTCGCCCTGCTGTTGCCAATTATTCTTATTTTGGTTCGGGGCTGACCAATACTCGTACCGCTCTTCCTGCGCGGCGTACTATGCCCCTGTTTTCTCCGGTGCGTCTTCGCCAGGAGCGGAAGATGATACATCACGATCTCTCTATAATCTCGATTACTGATACACCTCGTTCCGAACACATTAATCCTATCCCTCGTTCCACCGGTGTTTTTTCTCGTGAGAGTGCTCGAGTCAAGATGCTGGGGTTGCATATCATCCTTGACATGTCCATGGGCATCGCTCAGTCGCTGATCACTTATGGTGGTCTTACTGCATGGGTTGATATGTGGCTTGTCTACGATCGGCACCCCACTGGTACTATTCCCGCTTGGGCGGATATTTTTGACCACACCGGGATTAAATCGCAACCGCAGTTGAGTGCTCGTGATCGCTTCCTTTTCCTGCAGAGTTGGACTCGTTTCCTTAATCTCACTCCCGTCATCGTTTCGGCTGGTGAAGATGAACCTGATAAGGGTGCCAACGGCTTCCGTGCTCGCGTGTCTGTTGATGTACCGTTGAATCTTGATGCCGTTTGGAGTGCGAGCAATACAGACGGGACTCTCAGTGGTATGACTCGTGGCGCTCTTTATTTCTACTGGGTTTCTGATTATCCGGAGACTACTGCGAATCATCCTGTCGTCTCTGCCGATTTCCGCCTACAGTTTGCTGACATGTGATCAATTCTCCCCGAGGATAGCTGCCGCCATCCTGTCCGCCCAGTCCCCCGGCTCGCTGTCGACGTCCGTCGGACCATCCATGCCTGCCGCCGCGCCTTGTCCGCGCCGCCGGATGCCGATGTACTCGTCGAGCTTGTCGAGGTCTGCAGGGATATGGAAGACTTGGATGCGCCTCTCCAGTGCTGCAATGTGAATATGCGGGATCTTGGGATACCATTCATGGATCATCGAGTTGCTTGTGAGGAAGACCGTCTCCGCCATCCATGCTGCACTCCCACCCTTCACCGGGACACGATACGGGTAGCGGTCTGTGATACACTTGAGGATGTTGTAATGCATCATCCCTTCTCCGCACTCGTCTAGGAGGGCTACCTTCTGGCCATCGTACCCATCGAACCACGGGCTCCGTAGATCAAACACGTTGTAGGCGTCGGGGAAGTTATCCATCACGTATCTCGTCTTGC